CTGTAAAATTTTTAAACACGTATGTGCTTGTCCTAGCATATACTTATATTTTTCCATATTGTCAACTGTACCAGACATCATACTTTCTCCGATGTTATGATACTCATCTTTTAATACTTTTTGTAATTTACTTATTACTACGAGTTCTTCTGATAGCATCTTTACCTTTCTTAAATATTGCAGCGACTTTTGATTTACCCATAACCTTGGCACGCTGTTCTCCAACGGTTAGGATTTGTATTTTTCTTGCAAACGGTTTAGATATCTTTTTAACTTTTGCAACAGTCTTACGAGCATCAGTAGGAGTCGCAAACTTAATACCAACAGTATCTTTAGGATTCTCATCAGTGTAAAGCCTCCTGCCTGAGCCTTTTGGTTTTTTACCTGTGCCTATTTTAGGATCTCTTCTTTTTGCCATTAAGAACTCCCTTTAACATTTTAGCTTGACCAGCATGTGCCTTAGATGCTTTTTTTAAAGCCTTAACTACTTTTTTAATAGTTTTCTTTTTCCTTAACATTTCCATCTCCTTCGTGCTTGACGCAAACGTGAGTTTGGATTCTTTGCTGCTTTAGGGAATTTTTTCATTTGTCCTAGTGATCTTGCGCAGAATGATTTTCTACGTTTAGCAGCTTTTGATCCAGGCTTCACTTTTCCTGTCACGGCTGTTTTTAGTTTTGAACCGGGATTTAATCTTCGGTATGCTTTGACACCGGCTCGTGTCATACCAGCTCCAGACTTCGTGGATCTGAAATTTTTTTTATTTCTCGCAGGCATTGTGCCTTTGTTATATAACTGTCTACTTATTTGACTTCTTGCAATCATGATATCTTTGGCATTTTAAAACCAGGGTTAGAATAGTATTTTGCGTAAGATTTATTTCCTACTTTTACTCCTCCTAAATCTCCGGATACATAACTGCCAATGTAATTTTTTTGTGCTTGATTAATCATTGCATCTCCACCAGATGCTTTTTTAGTTCTCTTTGCAAACGTTGCCGCTCTACTAGGGGTTGGCCCAGTATTTGCCTTGGCTTGTTTTCTCCTTACGGCACCCGCACGCTGCCCTTTGGACATCGCTCTTGCTTTTGCAATGGGCACGCATTTTGGATAATTTTTTCTTTTTTCGCCACCACTTCTTCCACACTTCGGGTATGAGCCATCCGATTTTTTGTTCGCAATATCTACCCAGTTTTCTTTTACCCATGCTCGTAAACCTTTTTTGGCCATTAGACCTCCGTCATCATCGTCATGTCTACATCAACCATCAATCCACCATCAGCAGCTTTTTTTCTTTTCTTCTTGCCACCCGGTGTAACTTTACCTGAACAAACTGCAGAGGCATACATGTTCGCGTAGGCCGAAGGGTATACCTTAAATTTTCTCTTAGCAGCAGCTTTTCCTCTTGGACATAGTTTTGCCATTATGCTTTTCCTCCACGTTTAAAATATTTTTTACCTCGTAAAGCCTCCAAACGTGCAGAAGGCTTTTTAGGTTTTTTCTTTTTCTGCAAACTTTTTAAAAATTTCTGCAGGTTTTTTTGTTTAGACATTATCTATTGATCTTGCCTTTTTTCTTCATCTTGCTACCGAATTTTCCGTAAGACTCGTCCCTGCTAGCTTTTAATTGTTTAGCAGTTCTTTTCTTTCGGATTCTCATTGCGATAGATTCATCTTTTCTATCTTTGTAGCCTTGTTTTTTCTTACCGACTTTTTTCACTGAGCCTCCTTTTTTATACATTTTTCCGCCTCTCATTCCCATATCAGGTGAATAAAAACCAGATGCTTCGTCTTTTCTTCGAGTGCCAGAAATCATTTTTCCTCCACCCATCTTCATTGCACGTCCACCAGAGCTGAAACCAAAACCAGGGACCTGTTTGTTGAATCGTTTATTAGGCATTATTTTTTTCCTCCGTTCCTAAAAATTTGTGTACCCTTTATACCATATATCGACGCCACGACAAGGATCCACAAGTTGGTGAACCATGACGGAAGTGATGAGAAGTACTCAAAGAACAATTTAACTTTGTCCATCGCCTGTGGGTCATCACTTATAACCGCCCAGGCCAGCACCGCGATTGGCGCCGAGAGAATTAATAAAACTGCTTCGTCTTTCCAATCTGATTGACGAGCTTCTAGGAGTTTACCCTGGTAAGCTTCTTGACCTTGAGCCATTTTAGTAGCGTGCATAAGCTGCGCTTCTGACATAGCCATCTTCGTCTTCTGCTTGTTAGCGTAAATTTTACTTCCTGCAGAGACGGCTAATTTAATCGCCGACAACCACATATTAGTACCACTTAGCTGTTTTCTTTTTGTCCTTAAGCATTCTCTTTGTACCTCTTACTTCTGTTTCATCTCCAGTTGGTATGTAGTTTCTCGGCATACCATCTGCAGTAGTTACAGATCTAGGGTCCAACTCAATGTTTTGAGACGGAATACTTACTTCGACTGACTCTGTAAAAAACTTATCGTCTTTTTTTGCCATTTGTCCTCCTATTTTTACTTATACCAGCTCTGTTTAAAGCAATTGCTATCGCTTGTTTACGATTTTTAACTTTTTTATCAGAGCTACCAATTTTGAGAGTTCCTTTTTTAAACTCTCGCATGATCTTTTTAACCTTTTTTTGACCTTTTGTCATTTTCTTTTCTTCTTCATGCCATTTTTAGTTTTTGGTATCACTCCTCTAGCCATTAAGATGTCTTTTTTTGTGATTTTTCCATCACCAGACACATCAGGGAATGATTTTTTCTTTTTCATCTTCATTTTTTTCTTTTTCATCATCTATTTTCTCCTTCATACTTTTCTATTTCAACACTTGGCATCATTTTATCTACATTTGGAATAGATTTGCTCAAAATTGTCTTTTCGATTGATGTATTAGCTCTTAGTTTTGCTAATTTTTCGTTTTGATCTAACTTATCTTGTTTGTCAGACTGGTTCATCATCGCTTTCATACGGTCAAGGTTAAGTCTTTCCTGTCCTTCCATCTTCTTACGTTGATCATCCATAGCTCTAAGATCTAATTCTCTTGCTCTTAACTGTGCAACAGGGTCATTTGCAAAACCAGCTGTTACTTGTTTCTCTTCTTTTAAAAATTCTTCCATCATTTCTGCAATCAATACAGCTTTTCTTGATTCTATTTTCTGTAACATTGATTGTACTTGCTGTGCAATACGCTGATCTTGTTGTGCCAGCTGTTGCATCTGTGCAATTTTAGGAATTTCTTGTGCAAACTCTAATTCTATTTGTTCTTGTGCCATCAAACTTATGTGCTCCATAATATTTTTTTCCATAGCAGCTGTAACCATAGGATTGTTTCTTGCTATGTTAGTTGCCATAAAATTTAAATGCGAAGTTATATGTGCTCTGTGATCTTGACCAGGAAAAGCTTGAAAAGGTTTACCAGCTAAAGCCATAATATTTTCTAACGCAGGATCCATTGGAGTTGGTGGTTGCGGTTTAATTAATAATAGATCAATATCTTTTACGCCTAAAGCCTCGTACATATTTCTGTATGCTTGATACATGTTATGTATTTGTGGATTTGACGTTGCCAGTTGCAACTCTGTTTGCGCGAGGGAAATACGCTGAGTTTGAGAAAAGATGTTGGGATCTGCAACTGGCACTATATCTACTCGATCATCAAAGTCTTGTTGTTTAATCATCCTTTGACCCCCAACTACGTCGTATGGATATTCCGGAGGTAGATATAACTTGAATACTCTTGCTAACATTTTAAATTCTTGTTTTAACGAAGAGTAAATTCTTTTGTGAATAGCTGACATTGTTCTGCTTCCTCTTTCAAGTAAAGCAACAGTTGTACCTACAGCAGCGCCTTGATTGCCATCACCAACTTGTAAGTCAGCAATAGATGCAAATCTTTGACCTGCTTGTACAACGATACCCATTAAGTTTAATAAAGTTGCAGATGGTTCTTTGAATGGCAACATCATAAATGAATCTTTTAAGTTACCACCCGGTGCATCTACATCTCTAAACTCACCAGGTTGAATTGATTGCGCATCATCTCTAATTCTAATGCCACGCATTTTAAATCCTGCGGGTAGGTTGGAGAGCGTACCCGCATCCAATAATTGACGAAGAGCTGCAGTTGCAGTTCTAGACAGACCGCCAATCATATGGATGAGACCGAACCCATAGAAACCTAGTCCAGGTAAAAATTTAAAGTGAACAAAGTAATCTATTTTATTTTTGTCCGGATCTCCAATTTCGTAATTTCGTCTAATAGATAAAATTTTTCTAGTAGCTAATTCTATTGTAACAATGTATGGAATTTTTATTCCTGATTGCTCACCTGTTTCAGGATCTTGATCTTCAAATCCTTCCAAGTTTAAATTTACGTGACACTCAATCAAAGTATAAATATCTTCATCTTGTGTTTTTTTAGTTCCTTCTAATTCTCTTTCTTTTTTCTCAACATCGTTTTCTTGATAGCCAGGTGTACCTAACTCTATATCTAAATAGAAACCATTTACTTGTTGTTTTCTTAAATCATTTTTTGACATCTTAATCCGGTGAATGACTGCCTCTGCATCAGCCAATGAGGTAGCTGAATAAGGGACAATCAAATCATCTGCCGGAACAAACTTTGACGTAGCTCTTTTTTCTAGTTCATCGTAATAAACTTTTTTAAACGCTGAACCTGCAAGAGGGAGGTAAAAGAGCAGTGAGTCAAAGTCGGGCTCATAGTCTGACATTTTTTCCATGAGCTCGTAATTCATGTAATCTTTAACACGTTCTGCTTGTTGTGTTTTTTCTGGACTTGGTGCACCAACAACTTGAGTTCGGACCGGTCCGTTTGCTGGTAATAATTCTTTATAAGCTAATGCTTGAAACTGTGTAACTGCTTCTGCTAACACTGGGTGTGTTGCACCTGAAGCTCCTTGAAATGGTTCTGTTCGCATATCGTATTTGAAACCAAGTAAGTCTAAACCTTTTGTGTAAGATTGTTCCCAATCTTTTCTTGACGCGTTGTAGTCATTATATTTTTGAGTTAAGCTAGAACCTAATTCGTCTAATACTTCGTCTGGTAAAAATTCTGCTAAGTTTGCATAGTGCTCGTCACCACCTTCTGGTGATGCTGCGTTAGGATCAAAGTCAACTGTAACCGATCCATCTTCTGATTCTTCTATTTCAACTGGTCCTGGTGTGTCTTGTGCTTCTACTACTTCTTGTTCAATAGCTTCGTTTATTTCTTCCTGACCTGGAATATTAACGCTGCTTCTCGGACCTTGCGTCAAGGACTTGTCTATTTTGTCTGCCATTTATTTTCTCCAATTTGACTGTTCTAACAGTATTATAATTAATATTCAAGCCCTGAGGTGTTGGACCTGATTTAGGTGGCAACAAATCAGTTTTAGGATAGCTTGATGTTTTTGATCTGGTCATTGTATTTTCCAAATGTTGATTTTCCTATTTCTTCAAAATCGTCTGATAAACGTCCTAAATCCTTTGCTCTCTGCGCTGCAGCATACTCTGGATCTATTCTTCTTTTAGCATTGTCAAGAGCAACTTCTGCATCTCCTGACTCCATAGCAAAAACGTAATCTATAGGTTTTAAATCAATACCTCTTTCTTCAGCTAAAGCATTTGCTGTAAAAACTGCACCAGTTCCTAGTACGTATCCCAAAGGTTTAAATACCTTTCCAACTACTTTTGCACCCTTACCTAATTTACTTAATATACCTCTTTCGCCTACCTCTATGTCAGCGCTTATTTTTTTCTTAAGAGCAGTTATTTCTTCGCTTGTTAGATCTGCTAAATTTTTTCCTCTAACTTTAGTGTCCACTCCTCCAACTCTTTCAACACGAAGTTTATCATCTATAGGAAGACCATACTCATTTGTTACTGGATATGCTTTGTTAAAACCAATTAATTGTTTGTATTCTTTGGGTAGTTCCTTAACTGCTTTTTTAACTATTTGTTCTGCATTATCATTTAATTGATCAACACGTTTTAAATATTTTAAACTATCTGCTTCATTTTTAGAAAAAGCAGCTTCAAAAGCTAATTTAGTATTTTCTCTAATACCATCTGCAATGTCATTTAATTTTGTATTGTAAGGTGCAAGTCTAGAGTTCATCTCTTTGGTGACTATTGCAATGTCATTTGTAGTTAGAGGTATTTCACCACCTATATTCATAATGTGATGAAATGGAAACTTATCAGATCCTTTTAAATATTTTGCTTTACCGGTTGTTATTTGTAATCTATCTCCTCTTTTTGCTTTTACCTTTTTTTGTTTTTCTGTTTTTTGTGCTTCAGTTAATTTTCTTTCTTCAGGAAAAGATTCTTCAGCGGCTTTAGATCTTACATCAAAAACAACTTTACCACCTGGTCTCTTACTATTTAATTCTAAAATTTCATCTTCAGATCTTCCAGTAATTTTTAGTATCTCTTTAAACTCAGGGGAATCAACTCCGGCTTCTATTGCTTTGTTAAATTGAGCTATGTATTGTGCAGGAATAATACCTGTGCCTTTTCTAACTTTACCAGCTCTCTCTGCCGCTCTTATTTGAGCGTCCGTAACTTTAGCTTTAAAGTTTCCAAAATCTTCCGTCTTAAAAATATTGTCTACTAACTTTTTAAAGTTTGCATCTTTTGCTGCCTTTTGATAATTAAACCTTCTTGCATATCCTGCTTTTTGAGCATCCGTTAAATTTTCACCACTAGGCATAGGTTTTCTTCCATCTTTAAACCCTGCTCGTCCACCATCTGCAAAAAGGCTTTTTACTTTTGCTACAAATTTCTCTTTTAAGTCGTCTCTTTTAAATTTCTTTTTATAATCTTTAACAGCATATCCATATGCCTTATCAAAATATTTTTGATCTTCTTTAGATATCTTACGATAAGTAGGAGGTGTAAGCTCCTGCTCTAACTCAGGGAAAAATTCTTTATCTAAGTATCTTACAAATATTTCTTCATCCAAACCGTATTGATCTATTATTTTACTAAACTCAGGATTCATTAAAACTTTGTGTCTAACTTCGTGAAGCATAGTTGATATCTTATCTAGATCTCCAGGCTCACTTCCCGTTTGAACAGGTTCTGTATATAAGCCTATTGGAAACTGACCCTTTTCTATTTTTCTTTCAAAGGTAGATTCTGGTGATAGTATTTGATCCAGTCCTCTTCTCTTAGCGTATCTTTTAAAAAAGTCTAAGTCGTCTGTCTGCACTTGAACACCTCTGTAATTGTACTCACCTGATTTATCCATTGCTGGATAAGTAATGTCGTCTGGATTAAAAAATTTTTTAGCCGCTGGATCTCTTTCTATAATTTTTTGTAGACTAGCATAATATTCATCATCAGCTATTTTTCTTTGTTCGTCTTTACTACCTTCTGAAAAATTTACTCTATCATAAGCATCAATCTGATCTCTGATCTTATCTTTATCTTGTTGAAGTTGATCATAGATTCCTGATGCCTGATCCTTGGTGATTTGATTTTTTTCTAAAGCTTCTTGGATAAAATAATCTAGCAACCGGAGTCTAGATTCAGGGCTTATGCCTTTTGAAACTTCTTTTAGTGTTCTAAGTTTGTCAGCAAAAGTTCTTTCAGGTTTTGGTTCGGGTGTGCCGTTAGCGAATTTTTCTCGCCTGACCATCCATGCGTAGGCTTCGTTGTAATGATGGAGCTTCAATTTAAACTCCTAAGATACCAGGTAATCCTCCAGCTCTAACACCCATTCTTGCGCTGCCTAATTCCATTCTTAAGAAGTCATCTATTTCCATGATTGGCATTCCAGGTCTTTGTTCGTTCATGTCGTATTTGTACTGCTCGTACATTTCAAGTTCGTCATCAGTATATGGGCCAGATGCCATTTTCATTTCTGATCTATCTCTTCTACCGGATGTTTTTTCAAAATAAAATTCTTTTAACTCATCAATGCTATTTGGTTTTCTTCCTTTTTCTTTGATGAATTCCATTACAATTTCTTCCATTGTAACTGTGGGATCAATAGTTCTTGTTGAGGCTTGCATGATGCCTTCGTTTTCCATAGGTCTACCTTTTGTTAAATCCTCCGTTCGGATTTCCTTGATTTTTATATTATTCCTTTTTATGTAGTCAGTCAAGGATTCTCCTTCCAAAACTCCTACACCAGATTCGTAAGCGTCAATAACGTCTGCGTATGATTCTTCTTCCATTAGTAGTACGTCCTCTGTTTTTTAATTGTTGGTTCATCTATATAATCTTCAGGGTGAGAAATCAACCCACCTTGTCTGAACCTCATTAACGCTTGGGTCATAGAATCGACTAAATCGTCATGATCTCCGTAAGGGAAAGCAGCACATTCTTCAATAACTTCCTGTGCAAATTCCATTTCTTTGGGCGCCCATATCAGCCCCGACTCAAAGAGCGGTGACACTGCGTTAACCCTAGTGTGCTTATCGTTGCCTTTACTAGGTGTAAAATTTATAACAGGTATACCCATCTTACGCAACTCATAAGTTAGTGGCAGACCAGATGCTTTAGATTCAACAATAACCGTTTCTGGATTCCAGTAGCCGTATTGTTCGAGCGCGATCCTACGCAGCTCAGGAAATTCGTATCGACCTTTTAATGCATCAACTAAAATTAAATTAGGTGGGCTATCTTCGGTTTCACGAAATACACCCCAAGTTGTAATTGCACTATAGTCAGCAGATTCTTTTTTCATAAAAGCTGTATCATAAGATTGTATCACATGTTGCAAAGGTGGAAGTTCATCGTCCTCCCAAGCTTTCCACCACTCTCGTTTTATAAGTGCTCCTTCTTCTGAAGTTGGATTCTGCATGTATTGTGCATTCCATTTTGATAAAGGTATAGAGGCTTTAACACCCTCTAAATCTTCAAGAGTCCAGTACTCTGGCCAAACAGGTTTGCCTGATGGAAGTATTGCAGGAAACTCTATTATCTCCCACTGATCTGCTTTAACTTCTTTTTGTGCATTTAATAATCTACCTGTTAGATCTTTTTCATTCCAACGAGTCATAATTACAATTATAGCTCCGCCAGGTTGGAGACGTTGTCTTGGTCCTGATGTGTACCACTCGTATGTTCTATCTAATGCTTGTGAGTTCATGGAGTCTTGTTCAGAATGTGGGTCATCAATAATCAAAAGATCTGCACCTCTTCCTGTGATAGCAGATCCTACACCAGCTGCATAATATTCACCGCCTTGAGCTGTTTCCCATTTACCTGCAGCTTGTGAATCTTCTTTGAGTGCTGTCTTAAATACTTTTTGATATTCAGGGGAATCAATCAAAGCTTTAGCTTTACGACCAAACCTTACAGACAATTCAGTTGTATTTGTAGATTGAATAATTTTTAATTTAGGATTTCTACCTACCATCCACGCAGGCAAAAGATAAGATCCAAACTCTGATTTAGTATGCCTCGGTGGCATATTAATAATCAATCTTTTGATCTCTCCGGATGCAAGTTTATTAAACTTATCTGCTATTCTTTTGTGATGAGATCCTTCAATAAAATCAGGCCATACGTGTTTTACAAAAGATAAAAAATCATTTTGTATATTAGATTGTTTTTTCTTCTCACCGTATTTATTTGCTAGTAGTGCAAATTCTCTTCTAACATCAGCAGGTAGTTTATCTAAGTTCTGTATAAATTTTTCATTCATAAAAATTTTCCGCAAAATTTTTTCAAGAGTATTTTGAAAACTCGGAAAGTATTTTACCATTATCTATTTATTTGTCACGCATATATACGTGTCTGTCTGGGACCCCTAGTCTAGTACCCCAAACGATTTTTTTAAACTTTGCAAAATTCAGATTGGTTCTGGGACCACTATGCGATGGCCGTGGCGCCTGGCGCCACAACCTGTGGTTGATGTTCATATTGCATACAACCTGTAGTCGATTATATTCTACGCCACAAGATTATGTAACATAGTAGGGAGCCACCGACTATTAATAATAAATCTAACAACATAAAATCCTTTCGTTATACAGACTATCCTATATGAAATAGGATAGTCTGTCAAGTGTTTATTTCTTAAAGTTTGGGATAGCTTGTAAATCCTGATCCCACCTCAAACCAATCTTTTGAGATACTTTGTCAAGTGCTATTGATAACTGTTCTGGGGCGCCTGCCTCCATTACTGTATCAATGGCCTTGATTTTTAGATCCTTGAGTTGTTTGAGTTTAAGTCCTTCAGGCCTTCGCTCTATTTCTCTTTGTGCTAGGTTCTCGGCCCAAGACCTTAATTGACTTTCGCAATCCTCAAGACTTAATTCATCATTTCTATATCTACTATTTTCAGTAAATTTATAATGAAGTTCTTGATCCTTTGGTTTCTTCTTCTCAAAAAATGTTAGAGCGCTTGCTCTCGCTTCCTCTAACTTTTTTTCCGCCTGCCTAAACTGGTTAATAATTTTATCTGCCCCAATCTTTTTGGACAGCTTATCAACAGCTTTGTCAGTTGCCTCCGTTTTATATTGCTTAACCAATAATTCCTGTTCGTCAATCATTGGGTCAAACTGGCGCTTCACTTTTTGTTTGTAGTGATCCAGTTGGTACTTTGTCATTGTTTTACTCATTTCTTCCTTTCTGTTATGATCCTAGACTATCCTATATTTAATAACTTGTCAACCCCTGCCGCGCCACAACCTGTAGTTGTATCTGCAGTTTAGAATGATTCTAAACTAGATATTAAGATATTTTATTCCCGACCTCCCACCCCTATTATATAGGAATAACTGGGAGAAGTCAACCCATCAAGGTGTCCACAATGGGTCAAATAAAAAAATATTTTTTTGTCTTTGCCTTAATTCTGCCGTAATTGTCCTATAAGTTCTCAACATGAAAGAAATAAATAAAACGTTTAAAATAACTTACTATGCCAAGAAGCATAAAAAAGTAATTACGAGACAAGGAACACATGACGAGAAATGCAAAGTGTGGACATCTGCAAAAGGTATCTTGTTATATACTTACTTTGATCTTGATGAGTGGGGTTATAGAACGGCAACTAAAACATGGAGCATAAGAACATGATTGAGAGCGATTACTTAATTAAAAAAGTAATTCTACAAACACAAAAAATTGCATTGGTAGAATTACGAAGTAAGATTGATAGTGAAATTAATTCACTTGATACAGAGCTTGATAGTATCCCGTCTGATGATAAAGACGATATACCTTTTTAAGCATTGGGCTCCAGAGTCATGAGCCTTGATAATAACTGACTTATGGGACTTGCACCAGAAAGAGCAAGTAAGATCAGGCGGGGTTGGTAAGCTCGTCATGGCTCGTTCTTCCCGCCCTGATCTCTGGTCCAGATAAGATGGCTAGGATTTTATCGTAATTGCATTGACTCTAGCTGGTAGATGCAATTGGACCTGAGATCAGCAACAAGCGCGATCTAGGCGGGGATGAGGGATCGCCGATATACTAGTACTACTGCTCCTAGTTATGTTCTCTCCCCGTGCTGGTCAAAAGCTTGAGGCTCAGGCTGATTTATTCAGAAATGAGCCGCAAGCTTGACAAAAACCAGAACTGATCCCTGGTCCGATGTAGAACTCTGCAACAATCTAGAGCATCGGACCTGGGATCAGTCGAACCTTGACTAACTTGTAAGACCAGCAATGGCGTAGGACCTGCGGCTAAGACTGATCCTAGTTATGTTCTCTCCCCGTGCTGGTCTCAAGCGTCAAGCGTCAAGCACAAGCGCTTGACAAATGACTAACAAAGGATTATATAGGATATTATGAAAACAAACGAAGCATTAAAAATTGTCGGCGGATTATCTAGACCAAGCAAGATGCCTGGATGGTCGTACGGGTTACCGGCTAAAGAATGTAAGACAGGCGGCAAGCTTCAAAAAATTCCAGGCTCTGTCTGTCACAATTGCTATGCATTAAAAGGTTGCTATGTTTTTAAAGTTGTACAGGATGCACAGTATCGGAGACTGAAGTCCATCCGTTCACCGCTGTGGGTTGGTGCAATGGCTCTGTTGATCAATTCTAAAAAAGCAAATGTATTCAGGTGGCACGACTCCGGAGACATCCAGGACGAAGAACACTTATTGAAAATTTTTGCTGTTGCAAAGTTAACGCCAACAGTTAAGCACTGGATGCCAACTCGAGAAGCATGGGTCAAAGCTTTTTTGCCTCTGTGTCCAAAAAATTTAATAATCAGGTTTTCTGTTCCCATGGTCGACCAGTCAAAAAACAAGGCGCCCAAGGGTTGGAGAAATACTTCTACTGTCTCAAGTGATTTAAATAAAACATTTACTAGTGAAGGTCACTTTTGCCCAGCTCCAAAGCAGAACAACGAATGCGGAGATTGCCGCGCGTGTTGGGACGGTAGAATCTTAAACGTAGTTTATGGCGAGCACTAATGTTCGAGTTTAAATCCCCGGCTTACTGGAAAGAGATGCGAAAGATCCGGAAGGAGTTTGAGGAGCAAGCTGCAAGGAACAAGCAACAAGCGGATGAGGCTCAAGCTACAAAGTCTCAAGCTTCGAGAAACAAGCCTCAAGCTGTGAGGCGCAAGCATCAAGTTTCAAGCCACAAGCGTCAAGATCCTTGATATACCTTCCCTCATAAAGTTTTATGGAGTTAAGGGAGAGGGCCTTAACTAGAATAAATGTATTGTTAGGATGTTTCACATGGAACGCAATTTGATGCGGAGACAGGCGTACCTTGTTGGTCTTTGTTACTTTTAATTCGATAGTAAAAAAGTTGCCAGAAAGATTATAGCCCAGTATATCAGGAGTCCCCCATGAAGCGGTATTTTCCACACGTGTAAATGATAATTTGCAATTATTTTTAAGATTGAACGCTTTAATTTCATACCAAAATTTCTTTTCTGGTTTCACTACTACACTCCATTAGTTTGTCAAACTATTTCACAAATAATTGTACAGAAATCCTAGGCATAATCGGACTCAGTACAGGGTTAACTTTATGTGCTATCGGAGCTTTTACTATAACCAAAGAGTTGCCAACCGGTGGTATCCAGCCGTGGCCATTGTTATCTGTAAACATAAACTCACCGCCCCATTGTCTATGCCATTTGTGATTTAAATAATAAGTTGCACCATACTTCCACCGGCCATCATCGTGCCAGTTTATACCAGTGCCTTTTTCAAGATAATGAATTGTAGTTGTCATATCTTCTATATCATTAAACAAACAATAAGGATTAAGAAGTAATTCTTTTTTTAATTTTTCAAAAGGCGGATAATTACTTACTTCA